TTTACCCTGAAGGTAGTGGGTTTAATTATATGGAGAGATTGGATCCTAATTCTGAATGGGGTGGTAAAGTATCATGAGTGGTATTCGTAATATACGCCGTGTTACAACTTATGATGCTTCTATACCTCATACTAATAATGTACAAGTAAATAATGCAGATGTAGTACAAGTAAATGGTGCAGATCCAGTATATCCAGTAAATGTAAATGGTATACCAGTAACTAATACTAATTTAATACAAGTAGATGGTGCTGATAATATACAAGTATATGGTAATGAGGTACAATTTGTGACAAATATACAATCAACAGACGCAAGTGTGGAATCTATTGGAGTGGGTGCGATTGCTGATGCTAGAATATTTGAGACTGGTGCTCCAACAGTAATCCCTCCAACTGTTCCTGTTACTACAGTTATAGGAAGTCCTGTAGTTAATATGCCAGGTTGTGTAAAGGTACACAAGGAGAATGTTAAAGAGAGAAATAGAAATAAGATGTTGGTCGATGATGACCCTAAAGGTAATACAGTATTGTGTGATGCTGGTGCTCCTTACTATCAACCAGCAGACTATGATTATAGAGGACTAACTTGGCAAGATTTGAATTCAGAATCAAACGAAACACCTGAAGGTATTGATACTGGAGAACCACCTGCACCTGAGATACCAGATGCTCCACCAACACCCGATACAAATGTAGGTGGTACTGAAGGACCAGTAGAATGTCCTCCACCTAATGCAAGAAGAATAGGAGATTTGAATCAGGCAGGTACAGAAAAGGTAACGGGATATAAATTAACTCCTGACGGAAAGATTTGTGAAACACAATGGGAGGCAATATCCTTTACAGAACAATACCTCCCATCGGTTCCTATTGTAACTACGACTGCTACTATTGCTGTGGTTGCGACATCGAGTGCCCTACTTGCAAAACCCCTAGCGGATTTGCTTCTGAAGGTGATAAAACCTGTCGTGAAGAAGGTTTTAGCCAAGGTAGATAAGATAAGGGGGAAGAAGGAGAAAGTTCTTTCTGTACGGGAACGACTTCTTGCTCAACGAGATCGGAATCGGGCGATAATGGAACTTCGGAAGGCTCTGAAGAAGTAGATTCCTCATTAGGTTTAGTCCACTGTGGTTGTGGTATTTGGTGTTCGTGTGGAATGATTTGTCCACCAGGTGCAGTAACAACTACATCAGCACATACACTAAAGTATGGTGATTTAGGATGGAACATAATACCTTGCTTCTTGAGTTCACCACAATTTTTGAGACGAGCTATTTCAAAGTCTAATCTTTTATTAGCAACTGTCTGAGCAACTAACTGATTTTGATTGGCTGCGGCCTCATGGCACTGCCTTACTAGTTTTCTATTCAGTGGTATAGAGAGAGTACCAGAGAGACCTATGTTAAATGATTGATTTGCTCTCATGTCTGTACGCACTGGTTTAAACCATGATGGGGTCATTTCCCCACCACTATCAACTACATCAGGAACACCATTAGGACTGTCTATATCTTGGATGATACTGATATCTGATCCATCAGGGAACCATCTTTGCGTAGATCCAACAGGATTACCATCAGTTCCATCAGAGACATATGTTCTATCATCATACCAATCTTCCCAAGGGTAGTTCTTGACAGTAACATATGTTGGAACCATCTTACCTGTTGCGTCAGTGGTATTATATTGTGGTTCGTTATAGAAATCTTCCCAAGGATCTTTTCTACTATCTGCAAACTGTATGTACGGTGTAAGGTTAAATGTACTACCTTGACACTGTACACCACCACCATAGGTGTTAGTTATGTATGGACCTTGTAAAA